CTATCGGAGCTTATCCGCACTGCCTTTGTACCTAAGCCTGGCTTCAAGTTTATCGTCGCTGATTTCAGTGCGATTGAAGCCCGTGTCATTGCATGGCTTGCAGGAGAGCAATGGAGAAACGAGGTGTTCGCCACCCACGGGAAGATCTACGAAGCATCGGCGAGCCAGATGTTCCGCGTTCCTATAGAGGAAATCACAAAAGGCAGTCCCCTTCGGCAAAAGGGCAAGATCGCTGAGTTGGCTCTCGGTTACGGTGGCTCGGTCGGAGCTCTCAAAGCAATGGGCGCTCTTGATATGGGCCTTAATGAAGAAGAACTTCAACCCTTGGTAACGGCGTGGCGTGCAGCTAACCCTAACATAACCCGACTATGGTGGGATGTTGACCGTGCGGCAAAAACAGCAGTGCGTGAAAAGACCACTGAGCAAACACACAACATCCTCTTTGAATACCGTAGTGGATTTCTCTTTATTACACTCCCGTCAGGCAGAAAACTTGCTTATGTTAAGCCACGCATCGAAGTTAACCGATTCGGTTCCGAATCAGTAACATACGAAGGAATTGGTGCTTCAAAGAAATGGGAGCGCATCGAAAGTTATGGCCCGAAGTTTGTCGAAAACATTGTGCAGGCAATAAGCCGGGACATTCTCTGTTATGCAATGCAACGGCTTAATAGTATGGGTTTTTCCATTGTTATGCATGTCCATGATGAGGTGGTCATAGAGGCATCCTGTGATGTGTTACCGGAGAATGTTTGCCGCATTATGAGTGAAACACCGCCTTGGGCGGAGGGCTTATTGCTTCGAGCCGATGGCTTCGAATGTGAGTTTTATAAAAAAGACTGATCTTGTGGGGGTTCGAATTACTTCTGATTTTCGCATATGGACAGGAGCAGATTATCGCTCCGAATCCATATTTTCAGGAGGTTCAATATGAACGAACTAACAGTATTCAACTACGAGGGAAAGGACATCCGAACTGTACAACATGACGGCGATACATGGTGGGTTCTGAAGGATGTCTGTGATGTACTCGAGCTTTCGAATCCCAGCATGATTGCAGATAGGCTGGACGAGGACGAGCAAATGAAAGTTGACCCTAAACAATACTTAGGGTCACGGAGCAACGAGCCAATTACAGTTATCAGCGAGAGCGGGCTTTATAACGTTATCCTGCTTTCCCGTAAACCTGAAGCGAAGAAGTTTAAGCGCTGGGTGACTCATGAAGTCCTTCCTTCCATCCGTAGGCATGGAGTATATGCTGTGGATGAATTGCTTGCCAATCCTGATTTTTTAATCAGAGCGCTTCAGGAGCTTAAGGCTGAGCGAGCAAGAAATGCCGCTCTTACAGAAACAGTCCACATCCAGAGACAACAAATTGCTGAGATGAAACCGAAGGCCAGTTACTATGACGTTATCCTGAACTGCAAAGATGCGGTTGCAATTACTACCATCGCAAAAGATTATGGTAAGTCCGGTCAATGGCTTAATGAGTATCTTCATACCCTCGGAGTGCAGTTTAAGCAGGGTAACATCTGGCTTCTATATCAAAAGTACGCACAGAACGGGTATACCTGCACCAAGACCCATAACTACCTTGGCAGCGATGGCGAGTACCACGCGAAAGTTCATACTTACTGGACACAGAAAGGCCGCCTCTTTATTTATGAGCTACTTAAGTCCCACGGCTACCTTCCACTTATTGAACAAGGTCTTGAATTTGAGGTGATGTGACATGGAAAGAGAGATGAAAACGAAACCTGGGAAAAAACTCATTTCAAAAATAGCATCCGCGCTTCCCTGGATATTACTGTATCTTTGCATCTACTGTTTTACCTTTGCCGTAATTCATGGCCTGACTGAAGGAATAAAGTATGAAACCAAGGCCGAAGCACTGGCAGCCGAGAACGAGTACCTCAAGGACGAACTTGAGTGGTTCAAAGAACAGTTGGTGCAGAAAACAGCCGTAACGGATATAGCAGTTCCGGACGCGGTGCTGTCTGGTGGTGATTGATATGCACATCAGCAGATTTAACGCAGAAGGGTACCCTGATCCCACTGCTGCAGAAGCATTGGAGAATGTAATCCGTGAGGAAATCGCGAAAGGCCGGAAGCCATGTGTATTTATTTGCTCTCCATACGCTGGTGACATCAAGCGCAATACCATAAACGCCAAGAGATACCTGAAGTTTGCAGTGGATGAAGGCGCGATTCCGTTCGCGCCACACCTGCTTTACCCACAAGTGTTAGATGACAGCGATCCAGAACAGCGGAGACTTGGCTTGCTTTTTGGTATGGTGTGGCTATGTAAATGTGATGAACTCTGGGTGTTTGGCAGCCACATCTCGCAGGGTATGGCTGCCGAGATCGATAAAGCAAAACGGCGACTTATCCCAATTAGATACTTTACGGAAAACTGCGAGGAGGTGGAGCGGATATGAAGATAGCGGTCGGAAACAGCCGTATGGATAGAAAGTGGAAGAATCGTGACATCACCTGGGAGGACTTCAAAAACACCGTTCGTACCACGAAGCGCACAACTGAGACGGTATCGGAGTTCCGCAAAATGAACCGAGCGCGTCAAGATGCAATTAAGGATGTGGGCGGTTTTGTGGGAGGAGCCCTCCGGGAAGGCAAACGCAGGAACGGTTATGTACTGTGCCGCTCTATGCTTACCCTGGATATGGATTATGCAAAGCCCGATACTTGGGAAATGATCGAATCTCTCCATGACTGGCGGTGCTGTGTATATTCCACGCATAAGCATACACCTGAAGCTCCGAGACTTCGGTTAATCATACCGCTTTCCCGAGAAGTCAGTGAGGACGAATATCCAGCGCTAGGACGCATGGTGGCAAAGGAAATCGGAATTGATCTGTTCGATGATACCACCTATGAGGCTTCACGTTTAATGTACTGGCCATCAACGCCATCCGATGGTGAGTTTGTGTTCCGAGAGAAAGATGGCATTCTACTTGATCCGGACGTGTATCTTTCCAAATATGTTGACTGGCGAGACACCTCTATGTGGCCGGTATCATCACGGCAATCAGAGGTTGTGCGGCGACAAATAACCAGACAAGCCGATCCACTCACAAAGGAAGGTGTTGTGGGAGCGTTTTGTAGAGCTTACTCCATCATGGAAGCAATAGAGGCATTTCTATCTGATGTATATGAGCCAAGCGCAATTAATGGAAGATATGATTATATTCCTGCTGATTCGTCAGCTGGTCTTGTTATATACGATGGCAAGTTTGCCTATAGCCACCACGCTACTGATCCCGCATGCGGAAAGCTACTAAACTCATTTGACCTCGTGCGCATACACCGATTCCGTGATCTGGATGACAAAACAACCGAGGATACTCCGCCCGGTAAGCTTCCGTCTTTTAAGGCAATGACGGGACTGGCGATTAAGGATGAACGGGTCAAGGAGCAATTTGCTGAGGAACGCAAAGCTCAGGCAAAAGTGGAGTTTAATAATGAGGACTGGCAAAAGCAGCTGGAGCTTGAGAAGAATGGTGCAGTAAAAAACACCCTTCGCAATCTCACATTAATTCTTGAAAATGATCCTGCTCTTAAAGGGATTGTGTTCAACCAGCTTTCCGACAGCTTGGAAATCAAGGGTGAAGTGCCATGGCAGCATCCATCAAGATTCTGGCGGGATGCAGACGATGCTCAGCTGATCAGCTATATCGACAGCCACTACGGAACCTTCTCTGCCAGAAATTATGAGATTGCAGTTACGAAGGTAGCAGATGACCGTTCATACCACCCGATACGCGAGTTTATAGATACTTTACCCGAATGGGACGGTATCCCGCGTGTTGATACCCTGCTGATTGATTATCTTGGCGCTACGGACAATGCATATGTGCGCGCTGTCACAAGAAAAACCTTGTGCGCTGCAATTGCACGTGTTCTGACACCTGGCATCAAGTTTGATTCCATGCTGGTGCTTAATGGCCCTCAAGGTGTGGGTAAAAGCACCCTGATAGCCAAGCTGGGTGGTGAATGGTTCTCAGACAGTCTCTCACTTTCAGACACCAAAGACAAGACAGCAGCTGAAAAGCTGCAGGGATATTGGATACTGGAGATTGGAGAGCTTGCAGGGTTGAAGAAGGCTGAATTAGAAACACTCCGCAGTTTCCTTTCCCGGCAAAACGATATCTACCGAGCAAGTTTCGGACGCCGGGCAACACCGCACCTGCGACAGTGTGTTTTCTTCGGAACCACCAATGCCGAGAAAGGATATCTTAGAGACACTACCGGCAACCGCCGCTTCTGGCCGGTAAAAACACCTGGCAATGGTACAAAGAAGTCTTGGCAGCTTACTCAAAGTGAAGTCTTGCAGATATGGGCAGAGGCTCTTACGTATGTGAAGGCAGGAGAAAAGCTATACCTAGATCCCGGCCTTGAAAAACTTGCTAAAGAGGAACAGCGCGAAGCGATGGAATCTGATGAGCGCGAAGGCCTCGTACGTGATTATCTAGATATGCTCCTACCGGAAGATTGGGACACGATGGACTTATATGAGCGCAGGGCTTATATAAATGGCACGGAATTTGGAGAAAGCCGAAAAGTAGGCGTCCGCAGACGCACCTCAGTCTCCAACCTTGAGATTTGGTGTGAGTGTTTTGGTAAAGACCGTGCCAATTGTAAACGCATGGACAGCAACGAGATCTCTGCAATTATGTCGGGAATTGGAGGATGGAAGATAGCACCGAAAAAGGAGCGCATCCCGTTATATGGCCCGCAATGGGTGTATGTCCGCACTGCTGTTCCTGACTCTGTTCCAAGAGAGCGTTCTTTGGAACATGTGTGAAGTCAGGAACAAAAAATTATGTTCCCATGTGCCAAAAACGAACTTTTGGAACACTTCATTGGAACAGGCGCCAGCCCCTTTATTAGTGCGGTTCTTTATGACCAGTGTTCCATTGTTCCAATGATTACTATTAATAATGATAGTAAAGAAAAAGGGCTATATATTGCATAAAAACACGCATATACGCGCGTATAGAGATTTTTTGGATTTTTGGAACACATGGAGGTACTCATGAGAGAGAAATATATCGAGCAAAAATTGATTAAAGCAGTCAAAGCAACTGGAGGCCTAGCTTTAAAATTTATATCTCCCGGTTTTAACGGAGTACCGGATAGACTGATTCTTTTGCCTGGAGGAATAATCGCATTTGCTGAAATCAAAGCGAGTGGATCAAAACCTCGACCTTTACAGGAACGAAGGCATGAAATGCTTCGACAATTAGGGTTTAAGGTTTATGTTATCGGCGATGAGAGTCAGATTGGAGGGATGCTGGATGAGATACGAGCCACATGAGTATCAGGAATATGCCACCAATTTCATCCTAAACCATCCAATCGCGGCAATTCTGCTGGAAATGGGTCTTGGCAAGAGTGTTATTACTTTAACGGCCATCTTCGACCTGACATTGGACAGTTTCTTGATTCGCAAGGTATTAGTTATTGCCCCACTTCGAGTTGCACGAGATACATGGCCTGCCGAAATCGAAAAATGGGATCACCTGAATGGACTTACCTATTCAGTCGCCATAGGTAATGAAGCCCAGCGGAAAGCTGCCCTTCTGCAGAGAGCGCAGGTATACCTTATAAACCGGGAAAACGTAGACTGGCTCATCAACGATAGTGGCATACCATTCGATTATGACATGGTGGTTATCGATGAGCTGTCATCATTTAAATCTCATACTTCAAAGCGGTTTAGGGCACTTCGAAAAGTGCGGCCAAATGTAAAAAGGATCGTTGGTTTAACGGGAACACCCTCAAGCAATGGATTGATGGACTTATGGGCGGAAATCGGTATCCTTGATATGGGCCAGCGGCTCGGAAGGTATATATCCCATTTCCGAAATGCCTATTTTGTACCGGATAAACGAAATCAGCAGATCATATTTACCTATAAGCCGAAGCCCGGCGCGGAGGAAGCCATATATCGGCTTATTTCTGACATTACTATCAGCATGAAAAACACTGACTATCTGCAGCTACCTGATCTAGTGATAAATGAAATTCCCGTCTTTTTATCAGAGGATGAACGACAGCATTATGAAATCATGAAGTCAGAGATGGTGCTTTCACTTAAAGGCAAGGAAATCGATGCAGTGAACGCTGCAGCATTAAGCAATAAATTACTTCAAATGGCCAATGGTGCGGTCTATGATGGGAACGGCGGAGTTGTTCGCATTCACGATCGTAAGCTGGATGCTTTGGAGGATATTATCGAAGCAGCAAATGGGAAACCGGTGCTTATAGCCTACTGGTATAAACACGACCTCGAGCGGATAATGGAGCGCTTTCCTGCTATCCAATTGGATAACGCCGAATCCATAAAACGGTGGAATGACGGTGAAATCCCGGTGGCCGTTATCCATCCCGCATCCGCCGGACATGGACTAAACCTGCAGGCTGGCGGCTCCTGCCTTGTGTGGTTCGGACTGACATGGTCACTGGAATTATACCAACAGACGAATGCCCGCCTTTGGCGGCAAGGTCAAAAGGATACGGTGATAATTCATCACATCGTCGCGAAGGACACAATTGACGAACAAGTTATGAAAGCTCTCAAGCGAAAAGATAAAACCCAGACCGCTCTTATCGATGCGGTCAAAGCAAACCTAAAGGAGGCGGTCATATGATTGCGCTAAAGTATATAAACAAGAATGCGGCGACTGTAGCCGCCATCCGGGACTATAACAATATGAGGTTTATTATCAATAACACCCCGCAGGAGATTAAGGATGTATATGAGAAAATGGCTTCTCCCAGAACGCCCAAGCTTTCCGGGCTGCCGTCTGCAAGAAATCCGCAGGCAGGTACCGACAAGTTGGTTGCACAGCTTGATAAGCTGGACATACTGCGAGAACGATACAGTCAAGCACTGGAATACATGTCTTGGTTTGAACCGGCCTGGTCAAGCCTTACAGATACCGAGCAGCATATACTTGCCGAGTTTTATATGGGTACCGATCAGAAGTCCGGTGCTACTTACCGGCTTATGAATGAATTAAACTATAGCGAAAGCCACATCGAGCGCTTACGGTCAGGAGCACTGAACCATCTGCGTAGCATGTTGTTCGGATAAATATGAGGGAATTACGAGGGAATGTTTGCTTTCCTGTATGGTATAGTTATACCATCGATTATTGTGTAGAGAGCCTTCGAGGGGAAACCCACGAGGGCTTTTCTTTTATCCAAGCGAGGTGATCCAATTGCCCTACAAACCCAAGCGTCCTTGTTCTCATCCCGGCTGCCCCAAGCTGACGGATGGTAGGTTCTGTGATGAACATGCCAAGCAGGAAGCCAGGCGATACGAACGCTATGATCGCGACCCTGCTGTGAGGAAACGGTACAATCGGACATGGAAGCGCATCCGAGATAGATACATAGCAGAGCATCCTCTCTGTGAGCGTTGTGAGAAGCAAGGTCGGATTACCCCTGCTGAGGAAGTACACCACATCAAGCCATTATCCTGTGGTGGAACAAATGAAACGAGTAACCTTATGTCTTTGTGTACTTCCTGTCACTCTGAGATCACTGCACGAGAAGGTGGAAGATGGAAAAGGCCAGGGAGTTATCCCCAGCCTTAATGCGATGAAGCCTATTCTGAGTAATAGAGGGAACGTAGATAAGTACTTAGCCGGTCAGCTTCGGTTTTTGTGATATCGGCAGGTATCTTGAAATTAACATTAAAATCTGGTCGAAGCGGGTAACTGACGTCAATAGTAGCTGTTACTGGTATCGGATTGCCTGTTGCAAGGGCTATTATCTCGGTGGCATGTTTTGATAGGTCTGCGGTGGTGCGATGTACCTTAAGCGAAGAACGTAGTTCTTTTGAGAGAGATTCTCTAGAGGTATCTGCGAGCCATCTGACCCGACGCTGGTGAGGATACCCATCGGTGACAGCAGAAGCATCGAAGATGTAGCCACTTGTTACTTCGGCAAAGTAAATGTCGTCACCATTTGGAACAAGGACAATGTCACCCGTGTTGATTCGATTTACAAAGATGTCAATGGTAGCGTAGGCATTCCCTAGCTCTAGTCCAGTATAGTTGTTCGGAGGAGCAGCAAGCAGAGTTTTAATGCTTTCGCGCGATTGCCCGGTAAGGTTTCCAATATCGGGCCAGCCTATTGCAATGATGTTACGGCTGCGGAACTCTTGAAGCCTGTTAGTGCCGTGAGGGACGGGACGGATCAACCATGTATTCATTGTTACTCCTTTCTGTCGGCATATCCGACGATAAAATAAAAAATTTAGATATGAAGTTGTTATCTTCTAGTTATCTATTATATCAAAACACTTCGGTTTGTCAATATAGAAATCAAGAAGATATCAAGTAGATTTATGGTTTGGTGAGGGGCGGTCGAAATCTCTGTGACTCTTTTATTGAGCAACGGGCGTGGGGCTTCGTGCAAAAAGTCGCAGTTTCAAACGGGGTAATACCCCCTTAATAAGAAAAGAGGTGAGTTAATGGCCAAAGATGGTACAAATCGAGGTGGTGCCCGTATTGGATCTGGCCAGAAAAAGAAAGCACTTATAGATAAAATTGCTGAGGGAAATCCCGGAAAAAGAAAACTGGAAGTTATTGAATTTAAAAATACCGCAGAACTTCAAGGGCAGGAGATGCCACAGCCAAGGGCTATGCTTTCAGCAGTACAAAAGGATGGTAAAACCTTAGTAGCTAGCGAAATTTATGAGCTTACGTGGAAATGGCTTGAGGAGCGAGGGTGTGCACATCTAGTTCTACCACAGCTATTAGAAAGATATGCCATGAGTGCTGCTAGGTGGATACAGTGTGAGGAAGCAATAAGTGAGTTTGGTTTTCTTGCTAAGCATCCAACTACTGGCAACGCTATCCAAAGTCCATACGTTTCCATGAGCCATAATTTTATGAGTCAAACCAACAGACTCTGGATGGAAATATATCAGATTGTTCGTGAAAACTGTGCGACAGAGTATTCCGGTACAAATCCACAGGATGATGTGATGGAACGACTGTTGACTGCCCGTAGAGGTAAATAATAATAAGGAGATGTGAGATGAGTAAGAGATATTTAACAGCAGAAAGTGTATGTGCAGGACATCCTGATAAACTGTGCGATATTATTGCTGATAATATTTTGGATGAATGCCTTAGAAGAGATAAAGCGTCACGCGTAGCGTGTGAGGTTATGGCTACTAAAGGGAAAATTATCGTGGCGGGCGAGATCTCCTGCAGCGAGAAAATTGATATCAGAAGCATTGTTAAGAATGTGCTAAAAGAACTAGGTTATAACCCTTTGAAATTTTTAATTTATGTATATGTACACAATCAGAGTTCTGATATTGCAGCTGGTGTGAATACTGCACTAGAAGCACGAAATGGTATAAACGAACAATATGGTTCCATCGGCGCTGGTGATCAAGGTACTATGTATGGTTATGCCACAAAAGAAACCAGAGAAATGCTTCCCCTTCCCCTTGTCTTATCTCATCGAATTGTAAAGAGACTAGATGAGGCAAGGAAAGGTAAACTTATTAAAGGTATCCTTCCCGATGGAAAAGCACAGGTGACCATTGAGTATAATGATGATGTTCCAGTGAGAGTTAAGACCATTGTAGTGTCAGTTCAGCATGAAAAGAATAAAACTCAGGAAGAGTTAAAATCAGATATTCTAAATAATGTGTTATGGCAGTGTTTTGAGGATTTCCCTTTTGATGATGAAACAGAAATTCTTATTAATCCATCTGGACAGTTTGTATTAGGAGGACCTGCTGCAGATACAGGTTTAACTGGAAGAAAGATCATGGTGGATACTTATGGTGGACTTGCATCACATGGTGGCGGAGCACTTTGTGGGAAAGATCCGACCAAAGTTGACCGAAGCGGAGCTTACATGGCTAGGTATATTGCTAAACATATTGTGTGGTGTGATTTGGCAGAGAAATGTGAAGTGGCTATTTCCTATGCCATTGGCAAGGCAAATCCTGTAGCTTTTTCTATAAATACTTTTGGAACAGGAACAGTTTCTGATGAAGTTCTAACCATTGCTGCTCAAGAAGTATTTAATTTGAGGCCTGCAGCAATTATAGAAAAGTTGCGACTTAGAAACATTCATTACTCTGATACAGCAGTCTATGGTCACTTTAACAGTTGCCTCTTCCCTTGGGAGGATGTTAATAAATATAGCGAACTAAAAGAGGCGGTGGAAAAATATGCAGATTGAGAAAATTAAGACGAAACTGCTGATCCCTGCTGATTATAATCCTAGAAAGGACTTAAAGCCAGGAGATCCAGAATATGAGAAACTTAAACGCTCTCTTGAGGAGTTTGGATATGTCGAACCGGTTATTTGGAATAAGACCACAGGCAGAGTAGTTGGTGGCCATCAGCGGTTGAAAATCCTACTGAACATGGGTATGGAAGAAGTGGATTGCGTAGTTGTTGAGATGAATGAGGAAAAGGAAAAAGCCCTCAATATTGCATTGAACAAAATAAATGGAGATTGGGATAGGGAGAAACTAGCACTTCTCATTACAGACTTAAATGCTGCAGACTTTGATGTATCGCTGACAGGCTTTGACCCCGGAGAACTAGATGATCTTTTCAAGGATACGTTGAAAGACAAAATAAGAGAAGATGATTTCGATGTGGACAGCGAGCTGAGTAAGCCCGCTGTTTCGCGTTTAGGAGATGTATGGATACTTGGTAAGCACAGACTGGTATGTGGAGACAGCACAAAAAAAGAAACATATAACATTTTAATGGAAGGAAAGGTCGCCAATCTGGTGGTAACTGATCCCCCATACAATGTCAACTATGAAGGAACCGCTGGGAAAATCAAAAATGATAATATGGCCAATGACGCATTTTATCAATTTTTATTAGATGCCTTTAAGAATATCGAATCGGTATTGGCATCAGATGGAAGTATATATGTTTTCCATGCTGATACAGAAGGACTTAATTTTAGAAAAGCCTTTGTTGACGCAGGCTTTTATCTTTCCGGTACTTGTATTTGGAAGAAACAGTCATTGGTTCTTGGAAGATCCCCTTATCAGTGGCAGCATGAACCGGTGCTATTCGGTTGGAAAAAGAAGGGGAAGCATCTCTGGTATTCAGACCGTAAGCAATCAACCATTTGGGAATTTGATAAGCCGAAAAAGAATGCAGATCATCCGACTATGAAGCCCATTGCTTTAATTGCCTACCCCATTATGAATTCTAGCCTTACTAATAGTATCGTACTTGATCCTTTTGGAGGTTCTGGCTCGTCGCTGATTGCCTGTGAACAGACCGATAGAATTTGCTATACCATCGAGCTGGATGAAAAGTACTGTGATGTTATTGTGAAGCGTTACATTGAGCAGGTTGGAACAGATAAAGATGTCTATGTTATTCGTGAAAAAGAGAAGATTCCATTTAACGTGGCATCCACATCCACTGATGAATTAGATTGATAGAGCAAGTTTTAAATGCATTTTTGCACAGAAATAACTTGCTATTGTGTAGCGTTAGAGTGATATATGGTACTACCAAATAAGAAAGGTGGTATGTAGGATGAAAATTGAATTTAATCGTACTGGTGGTGAGAGAAAGGCCCTCGTTACTGCGATTGGAGAAGTACTAGGTGAAAAGCCTGAATACAAAGGCGCACCAACATTTATTTATCAAATAGGCAGATTTGAAGTGGATAAGGAAGGTGCTCTTATTTTTGATGAGGGTGTTGTGGGCGAAAAAGCGGTCAAACTGCTTGATGAACTTAATAGTCGAGGATTTACTTATGTGAAACCAGAAGGCCTGGAACAGGGGTTTACAGATAATACAGATTTGTTGGTAATTGAAATACCTAAGGAAAACTTCACCGACATTGCCTTAAGTAACTTGGAAAAGATTCTGGAAAGCAAAGGAGATCTCATTAAAAAAGCCCTTGGAGTAGAGGAATTACCTATTGAGCAAACAGAGGAAACTCTACGATTCCCTTGGTTTTCCTTTGATGAAGATGCTGAGAAAGTTAAAGCTTACACGCATTTCATTACAGCCCTTTGTGATATGGCAAAAAAACAGAAGAGAATCACTGCCACAGCTAAGGAAGTGGATAATGAAAAGTATGCCTTTCGTTGTTTTCTGTTAAGGTTAGGATTTATCGGTGAAGAATACAAGGCCGCAAGAAAGATACTCCTTTCCAAACTGAACGGAAGTTCTGCATTTAAAAGTGTAGTTGCTAAGCAGCCTAGCGGTAACATGTCAAGAGAGTAAAGATAAGGAATTGGAAAAAAAGCATAATCAGTCACCAATATCGCTTAAAAAAGGGTACACCAAAAGAACCTCATGCCAAATAGAGTTATTTTACAATATTTGAGAGGTATCTGAAACAGCGATAAGTTAGCGGACGTTATCCTCTCCCTTCCGGTGGAGTGTACAGCTGTTTGGTCTTTAGTAGCATAAAGACCAACCGTACCAATTTGCGGGCGGTTAAGACGAGAGCACGTTTGTGCTGATGCTTGATTGCTTGCGCATATTTACCCTGGTAGAAGGCTTTGTATTCGCTATCGTGATGTCGAATCAGATTGGCTGCTTGTATCAAATAGTAACGAAGATACTTGTTGCCAGTACGCACTCGGTATGTTTCCTGACTTTCAAACTCGCCTGACTGATACTGAGACCAGACCAATCCAGCATATTTGGCAAGGGCGTTATGGTTGTCAAAACGGGTGATGTCACCAAGCTCAGCGATAATACCAGCTGCAAAAACAGGACCAATGCCCTTTACGGTAGTCAATGTCTGCGGAATAGACTTCATGACTTTAGCAATCTCTTTATCGAGTTTGGCCACTTCTTTTTCCATCGTCTGAATGACGCTGAGCATTACTGACAACGAGATATTCACAGGATCAGCCAAAGCTTTATCTAAACGATATGAAGACCGAGCGAGCTTTTGTAAGTATGCCGCCAACTCCTCAGGATTGTCAAAACGGTTTTTCCCTTTATCCTTTAAAAAATCAACTAACTCTTCAATGGACATGGCAGCAATCTGCTCAGGCTCTAGTTCTTGTAACACGGCTAAACACGTTGCGCCAAACAGATTGGAAAAGGGATTATCTTGACGTAGACCACTGAATTTGAGAAATACCTGGTTGAGAAAATACGTTTTATCTCTAGCAATATTTTGCATGAGATGAAACCGAGTCCGAGTCAATCGCTGCAAGGCCTCATATTGAACGCAAGTCGTCAATGCGTGAGGGAGACGGCCAAACCGGAGTTGGTCAGCAATTACCCAGGCGTCGAGCCGATCGTTTTTTGGTAGAGTATCATACCCTTTCTTAAAACGAGCAACCTTTCTTGCATTAAGGACAAAGACCTGAGCCTGAAAATCAGATTGCTGATGAAGCTGGGCATTCAAAAAGTGAGCTAAATGCCAACCGAGATTCGAAGTTGCTTCCATTCCAACCCGGACAAGAGCACATTGAAGCTTGCGAGCTGAGGTTACCATACGGGTCAGTAGCGTTTGGGCACCATCTACATTATTGGGGATGGCAAAGGAAGCAAGAGCATCTCCGGAATCATTCATGAACTGTACCGAATGAGAGCGGAGGCTCACGTCAATTCCCACCATAAGATTAGCCATATCCACACCTCCCTTCAGAAAAAGTAATCAGCTACTTCTCAGACCTGGGTGCCCATGGGAACCATCTAAATCAGCCTCGTCATCAGAACTCATGCACAGGGAACAGACAGCGTGGGTGCTACCCCCAATTCCCAGGCCGGTGCAACTAGCGGTTAGATAATTGATGATGGACCACGGGTAGCAGGCTTTTTACAGCAGTGTCCGAACGGACCCGCAAGGAGGAACAGAAATCTCCCGAAAAGTACCTGTCAGTCCCATTGTCCCATGAGCAAATCTGAGATTCAAGATAGGTAGATTGAAAAAGGGCAATAAAAAACCAGCCGAGCCTCTAGGGAGCGAAGTGCTCTGGACGGCCGGTTTGAATCCTTCAACAGGATCCGCTACACGAGTTGAGCCATTGCTCCAGAGGCATGTAAAGTGCCACTAAAGATCGTGTGCTGAATCTGAAAGGATGCAATATGAAGTTATCAAAACTAACTGTTCATTCTGGAGAATGTCTTCAATCAAATCGGAAAAGCATTTGCACAACCTTGTAATCGCGCGCTTACAGGCTTAATGTGATAACTTGATTCCGGATGTGAATTCTTTCGCCAGAATGAGAACCGGTTCAACAGTTACAGATAGCTTTTCCTAACTGGAAATTCGGCTATCTAATGAGCTTAATACTATTATACGAGGAGGAGGTAGATGGAATTTGAAAACCATTAACCCTAATGTCTTAGAACAACTCAGAAGTATCTATAGCCTGGAACACGAGTGGTTTTAGTAAAGATGAATGATCCCTATACCAAACTGGAACCTGGGACAAGAGGAACTGTCATTAGTGTAGATGATATTGGAACCATCCATGTGAATTGGGACTCTGGAAGCTCATTAGGTATTGTATATGGCGAGGATTCCTGCAGAAGGATTGAAGAATAAAGCACACGTTTTATCCTGAAAAAGTAAAGAAAAACTGTGTAAATTATGCTCCTTATATCGAATAATTGTCTTGCTATATAAGCCTTTTAGAGTGATATATGTACATGCCGAAAGGGCAAACACACTTTAAAAGGAGCGAGATACGATGTTAAGTGCAAAATTCGGGATTGAGCTTGAATTTACCGGGATTACAAGGGAAAGGGCGGCTAAAGTAGCTGCAGAGTTTTTGCAAGGCATTTACAGTGAAGGCGGGACATACTACGACACCAAGAAGGTAAAAACTCCAGATGGTCGAGTGTGGAAGTTTATGTACGATGGGAGCATCAATTGCCAAAGAAAAGAATGTAGAAGAAAAGTAGCTGCAGGTAGAGATTATAGTGTTGAGCTGGTTAGCCCAATCCTAACCTACCGGGAGGACATTGAAACTTTGCAGGAGCTAGTAAGAAAGCTTCGCAAAGCTGGAGCCTTTACAAATACATCATGCGGAATTCACATTCATCTAGACGGTGCTGAACATACCCCACGAAGCATTCGAAACTTTGTAAATATCATTGCAAGCAAAAATGACTTATTTTATAAAGCACTCCAGATTGCACCGGAGCGAATGCGCTACTGCAAAAAGATGGACAGCATTTTGGTTGAGAAGATGAACCGTAAAAAGCCTAGAACCATGAGACAAATTGAGGACATTTGGTACGAAGGTTACAGCGAGAGTAGAAGCACTCATTATCACAACAGCCGCTACCATTTCCTCAACCTTCACAGCTTTTTTACCGGAAACCATACAGTTGAACTTAGGGGATTTAATAGCGAACTTCATGCAGGAAAGATAAGAAGCTACATTGTTCTAGCACTTGCCATCAACCACCAAGCCTTAACGCAAAAATGTGCATCAGCAAAGAAACCGCAGGTGGAAAACGAAAAATTTGCCATGAGAACCTACCTAAACCGGATTGGTTTCATTGGAGATGAATTTGCAAACTGCAGAGAGCATTTGACAGCAGCACTTTCGGGTTCAGCTGCATGGCGGTTTCGGGCGGCCTGAGCTGCCCCTAACCCACAAAGCTAAGAAGGAGGATTACAATGAATAAAAAATTATATCTTGCCTATGGCTCCAACCTTAACCTGAAACAAATGGCCAACAGATGCCCCACAGCGAAGGTGGTAGGAGCAAGTCAAATCAATGACCACCGTTTATTATTTAGAGGGGCACACGCAGGCGCTGTGGCGACTATCGAGCCTTTTAAGGGTGGCAACGTACCCGTTTTAGTGTGGGAAATCACACCTGTCGATGAAGCGGCACTTGACCGTTACGAGGGATGGCCGTTCCTTTATCGCAAGGAAACAATAAAAGTGAAGTTGGGGGGTAAAACCGTTAAGGCGATGGTATACATCATGAATGATGGGAGGCCGCTTGGACAGCCGAGCTGTTATTATTACAGTACAATTTTAGAAGGCTATAAGAGTGCAGGCTTCGATGTGGAAATCCTGCGCAAAGCGACAACCGATTCAGTAGAATCGGAGGAGGTAGCCAATGAATGAGATAATTATGCAACAAATACTTGCCATTCGAGAAACAGGTGAAACGAATATGTTTGATCTTCCGGTTGTGACAAGTATTGCTTTAAGAGCAGGTTATACGGAGCTAGTAGATTACCTTGAAAAGAACAAAGGAGAATATGTCCATTTCATTTTGACAGGGGAAGCGAAAACAGAATAACCTAAACAAATTTTGAAGGAACTCTGCGGGGTTCCTTTTTTCGTAGCCATAAGGAGGTGGCGGCCATACGTAAACTAAAAAAATATAAGCCGACCATCTTTAAGGCAGATGGTTCGGTATATGATAAGGACGCTGCAGACATTGCGGTGTCTTTTATTAATTGCTTAAAACATACGAAGGGAGAATGGTATGGGCAACCATTTGAACTTATAGACTGGCAGGAACAGATTATCCGCGATGTGTTTGGGATTATAAAGCCTAATGGTTACCGTCAATTTAATACGGCATATATCGAAATCGCTAAAAAGCAAGGGAAATCTGAACTTGCAGCAGCGGTTGCGTTACTGCTTACCTGTGGTGATTTTGAGCATGGCGGTGAAGTATACGGATGTGCATCTGACAGACAGCAAGCTTCCATTGTTTTTGATGTAGCAGTGGATATGGTAGAACAATGTCCAGCTCTGAAAGCGAGGATTAAACCGGTACTATCGCAAAAACGACTTGTTTATAAACCCCTTGGTAGCTTTTATCAGGTTTTGTCTGCAGAAGCTTATACTAAGCATGGACTAAATGTGCATGGTGTTGTATTTGATGAACTTCATGCGCAACCAAATAGACAGCTTTTTGATGTCATGACCCATGGCTCAGGTGATGCAAGAAAGCAGCCGCTGTATTTTTTAATTACGACTGCCGGAAATGATACTCACTCTATTTGCTACGAGGTGCATCAAAAGGCTAAAGATATTCTAGAAGGACGAAAGGTTGACCCTACATTCTATCCTGTCATTTACGGTGCTGACGAAGATGATGACTGGACCGATCCGAAGGTGTGGGCGAAAGCCAACCCCTCAATGGGCATTACCGTTGATATAGAAAAAATTCATATTGCTTGTGAAAGTGCAAAACAAAATCCAGCAGAAGAAAACTTATTTAGACAACTTCGTCTAAATCAATGGGTTAAACAGTCGGTACGTTGGATGCCTATGGAAAAGTGGGATAAATGTGCTTTTACTGTAAACCTAGAAAGTCTTACAGGACGTGTGTGTTATGGTGGTTTGGACTTATCCTCTACAACCGATATAACAGCATTTGTTCTTGTATTCCCTCCTGAGTATGAGGGAGATAAATATATCATCCTCCCTTTTTTCTGGATTCCAGAAGATAACATGGACCAAAGGGTAAAGCGTGATCATGTGCCCTATGACGTATGGGAGAAGCAGGGGTTCTTACACACCACTGAAGGAAACGTGGTGCATTATGGTTACATCGAAAACTTTATCGAAGAGCTGGGCTTAAAGTACAACATTCGAGAAATTGCTTTTGACCGGTGGGGAGCTGTACAGATGACACAAAACCTAGAGAATCTCGGCTTTACAGTTGTGCCTTTCGGTCAAGGTTTTAAGGATATGAGTCCACCAACTAAAGAGTTGATGAAGCTTACCTTGGAGGAGAAACTTGCCCATGGAGGGCATCCGGTTCTTCGGTGGATGATGGATAACATCTTCATCCGTAGCGACCCCGCTGGAAATATTAAGCCGGACAAAGAAAAATCCACTGAAAGAATAGATGGTGCAGTAGCTACCATTATGGCTCTTGATCGGGCAATCCGTAAAAGTGGAGCAGGCAATTCTGTTTATGATGGAAGGGGTTTATTAATTCTTTAATTTTAGATGGATTCTATGGCATAATAAAATTTAATATTTCAGATTAATTATGGATAAGTAGAATTTATACGACAATATTTGTTAGCAAAATGTCGAGTTTAATACTAAATCCTTTGCTATAATCTATTTATGGAAGGAGTGAAACGATGTTAAAAGAACTTAATCAAGTCATTGACTATATTGAAGAACACTTAACTGCAGACATCACACTTGAAGAAATATCCAAATACGCTGGTGTCTCAGATTATCATTTTCGGAAAATCTTTTATTATTTATCTGGGTTAACATTGAATGAATATATTAAAAATAGAAAACTATCAGAAGCAAACAAGGATTTATTAAATAATGAAAGAGTAACCGATGTGGCATTCAAGTATGGCTACGAATCAATCGATGGCTTCACTCGTGCATTTAAATCTTGGAGTGGGTTTTTACCATCGGAAGTCGCTAAAACAGGTGTCAGCAAATCGTTTCCCAAACTTTCATTTTATATCAATGTTAAAGGAGGAGAAAGTATGGATTATAAAATTGTAGAAATGCCCGCATTTAAATTTGCTGGTGTAAGTAAACGAGTGCCTATGCAATTTGAGGGCGTAAATAATGCCATTGTTGAATTGGCCAACAGTATTACACAAGAGCAAAAAGAAGCAATGCATGCCATTCAGAATATTGAACCTTATGAAGTTGTCAATGCTTCTTATGAACATGAACATAATTTTATGAAAGACGAAGGAGATCTCACTCATTTAATTGGTGTTTTAACCACAGAAGAAAATGTGAGTGAACTTTTAGATGTAATTGAAGTTCCGGCATACACTTGGGCAGTTTTCCCAAATGAGGGTCCTTTCCCAGAAACTTTGCAGCAGACTTATGCAAAAACTGTTTCAGAATGGCTACCTATTTCCGATTATGAAGTGATTCAAGCTCCTGGATTTTCATTCACGAGGATGGATGAAGAAAAAGAAAATTATGCTTACAGTGAAGTTTGGATGGCTGTGCGTAAGAGAAAATAAGAAATTTACACATTAAAAAAACAAAAACATGCAAACTTTATAAAAACCAAACACTAAAAGTGTAAAGCATCTATCAATAAGGTAGGTGCTTTCTTTATGCCCATTTTTAAGGAGGTGATGCAAATGGGACTGCTAAAAAGTATTTTCAAGGCACGTGATAAACCACAGGATAGGATAGCGGGTAGTAACTATAGTTTCTTCTTTGGTGGAACAACTAGTGGGAAACCGGTGAATGAGCACACAGCTATGCAAATGACTGCGGTCTATTCCTGTGTAAGAATACTGGCAGAGGCTGTTGCTGGGCTTCCCCTTCATCTATATAGATACACATCAAGTGGTGGTAAGGAAAAAGCACTTAATCACCCGCTATACTTTTTATTGCATGATGAGCCAAACCCTGAGATGAGTTCCTTCATTTTCCGGGAAACATTAATGACACATCTTCTATTATGGGGAAATGCCTATTCCCAGATAATTAGAAACGGGAAAGGTGAAGTCATTGCTTTATATCCGCTGATGCCTAACAAAATGACGGTCGACCGTGACAGAAACGGCCGGCTTTTTTATTTGTATCACCAAAGTTCAGATGATGCGCCTACTCTCGGAAAAGACAGCCAAGTTTATCTCTATCCATCTGATGTACTGCATATCCCTGGTCTTGGCTTTGATGGACTTGTAGGCTACTCACCGATTGCAATGGCGAAGAATGCTGTGGGACTGGCCATGGCTACTGAGGAATACGGAGCTAAGTTTTTCGCAAATGGGGCAGCGCCTGGAGGAGTGCTTGAGCATCCTGGAACGATTAAGGACCCACAAAAAGTGCGAGATAGCTGGAATGCGGCTTATCAAGGAAGCAGCAACTCCCATCGTGTGGCAGTGCTTGAGGAAGGGATGAAGTATCAGTCTATTGGTATCTCACCAGAACAAGCTCAGTTTTTAGAGACAAGAAAGTTTCAGATTAATGAAATCGCTCGGATTTTCCGCGTACCTCCACATATGGTTGGGGACTTGGAAAAATCGAGCTTTTCTAATATTGAGCAACAGTCACTGGAGTTTGTGAAATACACTTTGGACCCTTGGGTGATCCGTTGGGAGCAGGCCATCAGCCGATCACTTTTAAGACCAGATGAAAAGAAGCTCTATTTTGCCAAGTTTAATGTGGATGGACTGCTTCGAGGTGATTATGTCTCTCGGATGAACGGTTATGCAACCGCGAGACAGAATGGTTGGATGAGTGCCAATGATATTAGGGAGCTTGAAAACCTTGACCGAATCCCACCTGAGCTTGGCGGGGACTTATATCTAATCAATGGCAATATGACCAAGCTTGCGGACGCAGGCATATTCGCAAATAAAGAAGGAATGGAGGGAAAAAATGAATGAAGAAATTTTGGAATTGGGTGCGTGATGAAGATACACAGTCACGGACCCTCTATCTAAACGGTGCAATTGCTGAGGAGAGTTGGTTTGATGATGATATTACTCCTGCTGCTTTTAAAGCAGAGCTAATGAGTGGCGAGGGTGACATAGTAGTTTGGATTAATTCACCTGGTGGTGATTGTATCGCAGCATCACAGATTTACAACATGTTGATGGATTATAAAGGCAATGTCACCATAAAGATTGATGGCATCGCAGCATCAGCCGCCTCGGTCATTGCCATGGCAGGTACAGAAGTTTTAATGTCTCCAACATCACTGATGATGATCCATAATCCTTTCACCATAGCCATTGGCGATAGCGAGGAGATGCAAAAGGCAATGCAGATGCTGGATGAAGTTAAGGAAAGTATCATCAACGCTTATGAACTTAAAACCGGTTTGTCTAGAACAAGGTTATCTCACCTGATGGATGCTGAAACTTGGCTAAATGCCAATAAGGCAGTCGAGCTTGGTTTTGCAGATGACATTATGTTCAAACCAGGAGAGAGTGCACTACAAGATAGCTTTGTCTTCAGCAGAAGAGCAGTGACCAATTCACTAATGAATAAGCTTCAAAAACCAGTTGTAAAACAGTCAGCCGAATCGCTTTATGAGCGGCTTAATTTATTGAAATATTAGGAGGAAATGAAAATGAGTAAAATTCTTGAACTGCGTGAAAAGCGCGCAAAAGCATGGGAAGCAGCAAAGGCATTTCTTGATTCAAAGCGTGGTAGTGATGGACTTGTGTCCGCAGAGGATGCCGCAACCTACGACAAAATGGAAGCAGATATTATTAATCTGGGTAAGGAAATCGCAAGATTGGAGCGCCAAGAAGCTCTTGAAGCAGAGCTTAATAAGCCTGTAAACACACCTCTTACCGAAAAGCCAGCTATTCCGGGGATGGATACAAAGACCGGAAGAGCCAGTGATGAGTACAGAAAGGCATTCTGGAACGTAATGCGTAGCAAAAATCCTCGTCATGATGTGCTAAATGCTTTGTCTGTAGGCACTGATTCAGAGGGAGGATATCTTGTTCCTGATGAATTTGAGCGTACCCTAGTTCAAACCCTTGAGGAAGAGAATGTATTCCGTAAACTGGCAAAAATTATTCAGACTTCAAGCGGTGATCGTAAAATCCCGGTTGTGGTGACCAAAGGTACAGCGGCTTGGCTTGACGAAGGTGAGGAGTTTGATGAGAGTGATTCTGTATTCGGTCAGACATCTATCGGTGCTTACAAGCTGGGTACAATGATTAAAGTTTCTGATGAACTTCTCAATGACAGTGTATTTGATCTAGAGAATTATATCTCCACTGAATTTGCCCGTAGAATCGGTGCTAAGGAAGAAGAAGCTTTTTTAGTTGGAGACGGAGATGGAAAACCTACAGGAATTTTCAACGCTACTGGTGGTGCACAGCTTGGAGTGACAGCCGGGTCTGCAACTGCCATTACGGCAGATGAGATTATCGATCTTGTTTATTCCCTAAAAGCTCCTTACAGAAAGAACGCGGTATTCCTGATGAATGACGCAACAGTAAAAGCAATCCGTAAACTGAAAGACGGTCAAGGTCAATATCTGTGGCAGCCTTCTTTAACAGCAGGTACTCCAGATACGTTGCTGAATCGTCCGGTTTACACTTCTGCTTATGCTCCTATTATTGAAGCCGGAGCAAAGACGATTGCTTTCGGTGATTTCGGATACTATTGGATTGCTGACAGACAGGGGCGTTCTTTCAAACGTTTAAACGAGCTTTTTGCAACTACTGGGCAGGTTGGTTTCCTTGCAAGCCAGCGTGTAGATGGAAAGCTCATTCTACCTGAAGCCATCAAAGTTCTTCAGCAGAAGGCTTAATGGGAGGTGCAAATTATGAGCTATAACGCAAAGAACTACACCGAACAAGGTGGAGAAAAAACCGTTATTGGTGGAGAGCTTGTCATTGAAGAGGGAGCCAAAGTAACTGGGCTCCCTGTTCTTGAAAATCAACCGGCAAGCACTGCGGAAACTGTAGAAGCTCTAGTGACGGACTTTAATGCCTTGCTCAGTAAGCTGAAAACTGCAGGAATCATGAATGGAGATACACCTTAGAAAGGATAGTGATGGTGATGACACTTTTAGAAAAAGTTAAAGCAAATCTAATTCTTGAGCACGATCGCGATGATGAACTTCTTCAAATGTACATCACCACCGCTATCGCATATGCCGAGAGTTACCAGCATGTACCGGAAGGTCATTATAATGAGAACACAATGCCGCCAACTACCGAGCAGGCCGTCATTATGCTGTCATCTCACTTCTATGAAAGTAGGGATGGTAGCACTGGCGGCTTTTTTGCTGATAACGTGCAGGCAGGCCAGCAGGTTTGGAACACTGTAAATTTACTGCTCAGGCTTGACCGGGATTGGAAGGTGTAGAGTATGAGTTTTGGAAAAATGAATACCTTTATCGATCTCATTTCTGTTGAAAGAACGAAAGACAGTGAAGGCTTCGGTAAATCTAAGGACACCATCCTCGCTTCCGTTCGTGCTTATAAGGAAGATCGTCATGGAAATGAAAAGTGGGCTAACCGAGCGACATTTTCTGAAGCAACTGCGCTGTTTCGTTTTCGTAAGATACCTGATGTTGAGGTATCTACCAATATGGTGATTGTGTGTAATGATGGCCGCTATGAGATTACAAATGTTGAAGATGTAAAAGGCAGAGGCATGTATATTGAAGTTTTGGCAAAAAAGGTGGTGGGGTCAAGTGGCTAAAGTACAAGTTAAAATGCCTGAGGAGTTCCTTCTAAAACTATCAAGACTGGGAGAAAAGACGGATGAAATTATTCCAAAAGTACTTGAGTCAGGCGGAGAAATTGTTTTAGAAAAGGTAATGTCAAATTTGAAAGCTGTAGTTGGTAGTGGAACAAAAGAGAAAAGTCGGTCTACTGGTGAGCTTGTCAATTCCCTGGGACTGTCTCCGGCAAAAGTAGATAGGAATGGAAATTTTAACGTGAAGGTGGGTTTCAAGGAGCCACGAAGAAATGGCGAAAGTAATGCCAAGATAGCCAATATTATTGAATATGGAAAATCAGGTCAGCCACCAAAACCATTTTTAAAGCCTGCAAGAAGTGCGTCAAGAAAAGCATGTATTGACGCTATGAAGAAAAGGTTTGAGCAGGAGGTAGAAAACTTATGAGTATATTAAATGAACTCAAATTCATTGCAGATATGTGCAATATTCCAGTAGAGACAGGACGGTTTTCTGGTGTTCCTCCTGATACTTATCTTGTGATTACACCTCTTATTGATTTGTTTGAGGTTCATGCGGATAACACACCGGGATATGAAGTACAGGAAGCCAGACTTTCCTTATTTGTTAAAGGTAGTTATACAGCTATAAAAAATGCAATTGTCCGCACTCTTCTAGGTGCGGATTTTACGATAACGGATCGTCGATACATCGGACATGAGGATGATACCGATTATCATCATTATGCCATAGATGTGGCTAAACCATATGAATTTCAATTGGAAAAGGAGGAATAAAACATGGCTACAATCGGTCTTGATAGACTTTATTATGCAAAAATCACCGAAGATGACAACGGTGATGAAACCTATGATACACCGATGCCGCTGGCAAAAGCAATCAGTGCAGAACTTTCCGTTGAGCTTGCTGAGGCCACTCTTTATGCCGATGATGGTGCCGCTGAAATTGTCAAAGAATTTAAAAGTGGTACCCTAACTCTCGGTATTGATGATATAGGGGTAGCAGCTGCAGGAGATTTAACAGGAGCAACCATTGATGACAACCATGTACTCATTTCAACCAGTGAGGATGGAGGGGCTCCTGTTGCAATTGGCTTTAGAGCACAAAAAGCAAACGGTAAATACCGATACTTTTGGCTGTATCGTGTGAAGTTTGGAATTCCTGCAACAAACTTGGCGACCAAAGGTGATAGTATTACTTTCTCAACTCCGACCATTGAAGGAACAGTACTTCGTAGAAATAAGCTGGATGGTCAGGGTAAGCATCCATGGAAAGCAGAAGTAAACGAGGGTGATGAGGGCGTAACCCAGGCAATTATTAATGGTTGGTATAGCGAAGTGTATGAGCCTACATTTGCTGCTTCTGGCGGAAGTGGAGAATAAGGGGGATTGAAATGGATAACGAAAGAAGTGCAAAGATCAATATTGGCGGGCAGGAGTATGAGCTTATTCTTACCACTAAAGCCACAAAAGAAATTGCTGGGAGATATGGTGGCCTTGAAAATTTGGGTGAAAAATTAATGAAGTCTGAGAACTTCGAAATGGCACTGGATGAAATAGTCTGGTTGATAACTTTAATGGCCAATCAGGGCCTACTCATTCACAACCTTCGAAATCCAGATAACAAAAAGCTGCTGCTTACTCAAGAAGAAGTTGAACTTCTAACCTCTCCTTTGGAACTAGCTACTTATAAAAACGCTTTGACAGAAGCAATGTTTAAGGGAACCAAGAGAAATGTAGAATCTGAAGATGGCTCAAAAAACGTGCAAACCGGGTAAACGAGAATGAACTCTTTACCCGGCTTTTATATTACGGGACTGTTCATTTAAATCGTACCGAAGAGGAAACATGGCTTACACCTATTGGCTTGCTTATGGATTTATGGGAGTGCCATAAGCAGTTTCTTGGAATGTCCAAACCAAAACGGAAGATTTACATCGATGACATTATTCCTTATGGTATTTGATCTTTCAAAGAAAGGAGGCGATAATCTTGGCAGATAATTTTGGTTTAAAAATCGGAGTGGAAGGCGAAAAGGAATTCAAAAATGCACTTCGTGACATTAACCAAGCATTTAAAGTATTAGGTAGTGAGATGGCTCTAGTCAGTTCCAAGTTTGATAAAAACGATAAATCCATCCAAGCCTTAACTGCGCGAAATGAAGTATTAGAAAAATCCATTGATGCACAAAAAGAAAAAATAGAGACACTACGAGCTGCCCTAGATAACGCCTCTACTTCTTTTGGAGAAAACGATCGTAGAACTCAAAACTGGCAGATTCAACTAAATAAATCTTTGGCTGAACTTAATGGCATGGAGCGTGAACTTGAAAATAACCATAAAGTGCTACGAGACCATGCCGACGCCACAGATGACAGTGCTGATAACATGGAAGATGCCGCTGATGCAGCCAACGAACTTGCAGATAATGTTGATGATGTTGGCGATGAAATGGATGATGCTAGCAAGAAAACCTCTGTTTTTGGAGATGTACTTAAAGCAAATTTGTTATCAGAAGCCATAATTGGTGGGGTAAAAGCTTTAGGCTCAGCCATTGCGGGAATTGGAAAAGCCTTTATAGGCGCTATGAAAGATGGCGTTGAGTACAACGCTCAAATGGAAAACTACACAGCTTCCTTTACCACCATGCTTGGTGATGAGGCTAAAGCTCAAAAGCTGGTTAATGATCTGAAAAAAGAAGCAGCAGCTACACCATTTGGAATGCAGGATCTTGCCCAATCAGCTCAAACCCTTATGAGCTTTGGTATGTCTGCAGAAGAAGCTCAAAAACGCATGAAGCAGCTGGGTGATATATCTCAGGGAGATGCCGAGAAGTTCAAAAGCCTGACACTGGCATTTGCACAAATGTCCTCTACTGGTAAGTTAACCGGACAGGACTTGATGCAAATGATTAATGCAGGATTTAACCCACTAGAGGAAATCTCGCGTAAGACAGGAAAATCCATTGGTGAACTTAAGGATGAAATGTCCAAAGGGGCAATATCTGCAGATATGGTCGCAGAAGCGTTTGCATCAGCTACATCGGAAGGTGGCCGTTTCTATGTGTCAATGGAAGCTCAGTCAAAAACCTTTTCTGGGCAGATGGCAACTCTCGAAGATGGTGTTGCTTCATTGAAGGGCCAACTTGCTGAAGGCTTAACAACTATGCTTTCCGGTACCGTTCTTCCCATGGTTAATGGTTGGGTCGATGAATTGTCTGGAGCATTTCAAAAAGACGGTGTTCAAGGCTTAATTGATGCTTTTGGAGGAATCTTAGAGGAAGCAGTTCAGTTTATATCTGAGCAGTTGCCAGTTGTAGTAGATATTGCTTCGCAGATTATTATTTCTCTGGTTCAAGGGCTTACCTCTGCATTACCACAAATAACAGAAGCTGCAGTCATGCTACTGATGACATTAGTCAATGGAATCATTGAAACACTTCCAGCGCTAATTACAGCAGGTATTCAAATGATTGGAACCATAATAAGTGGAATTGCAGAAGCTCTGCCACAGTTAATTCCTGCTGCAGTTTCAGCGGTGGTACAAATCGTACAAGGGCTTTTGGATAACCTTCCTATGGTTTTAGAAGCAGCTCTGCAACTTGTACTTGGATTAACTCAAGGTATTTTAGATGCCCTTCCAGTGCTGATTGCGGCTTTGCCAGCCATTATTACTGGAATAGTAGATTTTGTTATAGGCGCAATACCTCAAATAATCGAGGCTGGTATTCAACTTCTGACATCTTTAATTGGTGCTTTGCCAGAAATCATTACCGCCATTGTAGAAGCAATTCCTCAGATTGTTGACGGGTTAATCACAGCGATTTTGGGCTCAATCCCACAGCTCATTGATGCTGGGGTTCAACTGCTAGTGGCACTGATTCAAAATCTACCACTAATTATTACAACAGTTATTACTGCTATACCAAAGATTGTATCCTCTCTTGTGAATGCTATTATTGGCAGCATACCACAGATCATTCAAGCAGGAATCATGCTGTTGGTTTCGCTGATTAAGAACCTTCCAACAATTATAGTAGAGGTTGTTAAAGCAGTGCCACAAATTATTACAGCACTGGTTAAAGGTTTTACAGGATCTATTTGGCAAATTGCCCAGGTTGGGACCAATTTAATCAAAGGTTTGTGGCAGGGTATTTCAGATGCCGGAGCCTGGCTTTGGGATAAAATCTCAGGCTTTTTTGGTGGTGTTGTAGATAAAATAAAAAATTTCTTTGGAATTCGATCGCCATCTACATTGTTTGCTGGAATTGGCGAAAACATGGGAGAGGGTATTGGTGTCGGTTTTGAAAAAGCCATGAATAGTGTTAGCCAGGATATGAAAAACGCTATCCCTACTGATTTTGACATTAACCCTAATCTGAATATGAATGGAGCCGGTATTAGTAGCGGATATGGAACATTTGGAGGGTCATTAATTACGATACAACAGATGATTGTTCGAAGTGAAGACGATATTAGAAAGATTTCACAGGAGTTATACAATTTGATGCAGACAGGATCTCGAGCTCAGGGAAGATTTATAACTGCGTAAAGGAGGGCGATGTATGGGCTTTATTTATAACGGTATTAACTCAAAGAATATGAAAATAAAAGCAAGGCTCACAAGTTGGCAAGCATCGCCCGCTTTAAGAAACACGTATGAGGTTGTTCCGGGAAAGGCAGGGGTTGCTGATTTTGGTTGTGATATCTCAGAGCGGATCATTACGATTAGCTGCAGCATATATCCTCAAAAGAGCTTTGAGGATTTAGTAGGCGTGTTAGATGATCTTGCAGAGTGGCTCAACCCTATGAACGGTCTTAAACAGCTTGTATTAGAGGATATTCCGAATCGATACTTTTATGCTCGCCTCACTGAACAAGTGGACTGCGAGAGATTACTTAGAACTGCAGGTGCCTTTGAGTTGAAGTTTATCTGTCCTGATCCTCACGCCTATGCGTTGACAGATGAACAATTCACGATTTCAAGTGTTGGAACTCATGAGATCCAAAGAATAACCGGGAATGCAGATTCAGAACCGATATATCAACTTAAGGGCACAATAAGTGGATCTACATCCACATATATTTCCATTACCACGAATGGAGAGGAGCTTCGAGTGGTTGGAGCTTTGACGGCAGATGAAGCGCTTGTAATTGATAGCGGATTAGTGACAGCAAAAATAACCGATGCCAACGGAAATACACTTCGAAATGGGCTTCCAGTCCTGGATGAGCTAAACTTCCCTATACTTCACAAAGGTGAAAATGAAATAACAGTATCAGCGGTGGGAGCAACATTTTCGGAGCTGAAGATTCTGGCCAAAAGCAGATGGAGGTGATCTGGTGGCAATTAAATCAATCTTAACATCACAGACAGATTTTACGGGTGAGTTTCCTGTAAGCGAGAAGACAGTTGCTCTATGGCGATTTAATGAAGCTTCACCAGATAGCAACAACATGCTTACAGATGATTCCGGCCATAACAGAAACTTCTTTGTATCCGGATGGTCAGGTACATCCGCCAACTTGTTATCCGGTAGATTAGGAAGATTTTTCAGGCAGAATATCATTAATCCAACAAGTGAAAAGACTCATTTAGTGACTACCAATGACGGTAGCTTTTTTAGTGATTTAGGTGAAAAGATTGTTGTTGGCGGATGGATAAATCCAACTACTTATTCTGTAGGGCAGACGTATATCCCGATTTTTAATACTAGACAAGGACCTGGTCAGCCAATTTTTTATGTTTCTTTATTTCAGGGAAGGTTGCGATTAATGCTGTATAATGCCTCAGGCTCCTTGATATATGATCAGACCGAAACGCCTACTATTACCCTAAAGAATAACGGGTGGTACTTTATCGCTTCTATTATCGAGGTAAACAACAAAAGGGTGCAGAACTTACTTTGTGACCGAAGTGATGGCGCTGTTTGGCAATCTCCAGTTCGAACATTCACTGGAGACTTAAATCAATCTTGTATTGCGGATATTGTGATGGGGATGCATGCAAATACCTATTATTACGCTGGAGGATTTGATGACTGGTTTTATGAAAAAGATTCTTTACTTACCATGGAGGATCTTATTTCCTATTTCAAATCTTCAATTTTGGCAAACGGTGGTGACAGTGCTGCTGATGTAGATGCCCTTGCGGACCCTGGCTCTGTCATGTTGAAAGCAACAAGCGGAGTCTATGCACAAAGTGGTCAGCTTTTTACGATAGCAGCTGCCTGTAGTCTTGCAGGAACGGGCAGGGTATCAGTTACAAGTGAATACACCGCAGGTATAACAGCCATAAGCCTAGTGGAAACTTCTACATCAGACGATCTGTCTAGCTGGACTGAATGGCAGGCCGTTGGAGCAAGCGGGGAACTGCAGTCGCCTAACAGAGAATATATCCGTTATCGAATTACACTATCCACTCAAGATACTAGCAAAACTCCTAAGCTTCTCGAAATACAGCTTCATGATATACCAAAACCACCTTATGAGAGACTTGGATTTGCCAGACCAGTTGTGTTGGATACTAACGGTGCTTGGGAAGCAGTGCTAGAGAATGCCTTTGATATCATAGTGACAAGTGAGGTGAATGGCGCCGATATTTTGGAGTTTAAACTGCCATTTCATGATTCCAAGCGAGAGGCTTTAGACAATGAAAAGCAGGTACAGATTGTCAATGATGTTTATCGTATTCGAACCATAACAGATGAGAAAAGTTCAGATGGTAGAGTTGTAACTCAGGTGTATGCGGAAGCTGCCTTTTATGATCTTTCCTTTAGCGCTGAGAAAGAGCCCATGGAGTTTGTCGCAGAGACACCGGAAGTTCCAATGCGCTATGCCTTACTTGGTACTGGCTGGTCATTAGGAAATGTCACTGTCAGTACAAAACGAACATGGCAATCAACAGAGAAGAATGCTTTATCTATCCTTCGAGCCATACAGAATATTCATGGCGGTGACTTGATTTTCGATAGTGCCAATCGGCTGGTACACCTTTTGACATTTAGCGGTACGGATAGTGGGGCCTTATTCTGCTATAGAAAAAACATGAAAAGCATACAGCGCGTGGTGGATACAAGAAGTCTAATTACCAGGCTTTATGCTTATGGTAAAGGTGGCATGACGTTTGCCTCCATCAATGGTAATAAGGAGTATGTCGAGGATTATAGCTATTCATCAGAAGTTAGAGTAGGAACGCTGGATGCTTCCTCGTTTAGTAATCCCTATCAGTTGCTTGAGTTTGCCAATATGCGCCTGGCTCAGTATGCAAAGCCACGAGTCTCGTATGTTCTTTCAGCTATGGATTTATCGGTGTTGACAGGCTATGAGCATGAAGCATGGAAGCTTGGTGATATAGTAACCGTAGATGATAAAGATTTGAATTTATCTGTCAAAACTCGTGTGGTTCGCAGACAATACAATCTACAAGAGCCGTGGAAAACAGTACTGGAGCTATCAACAACTTTAAGAGAACTAGGAGATTCCTCTGCTGGATGGGATAAAGCAGCCGATATTTTATCTTCCACTGATGTTCTTGACCGTCAGGAATTAAAAGACTTGGTGCCTTTTAATCATCTACGAAATTCACGAGCTGATGATGGTCTAACCTATTGGTTAAGTTCAGGTTTTACAGTTGACCCTAATAATGGTGTATCAGGAACAGCTTCTTTTAAAGCTGAGGGCGTTTTAGGGATGACGAAAAGTCTATCCCAGACCGTTTATCCTGCCAGTAGGAAGAGTTACACTTTCTCAGCGCAGATTGCATCGGAAAATCTTCAGAAAGGGCCAAACGGGCAAGTTGGGATTGAAGTTGTCATTGAATATGAGGATGGGTCGACAGAAACCAGGTTTATTGATCTCTTTTAGGAAGGAGGCAGTGCTATGGCTTATTTTTCACAGACAGCACATGCTATTACACCGAGAGGTATTGGAAAGATAAAGTCGCTTACCATCCGTCTTTTCATTACTGATTGTTCTGGTGAGGTGTTCTTTACAGATATGCTTTTGCAAGGTGGCTCCATTGCTACGGGCTGGATTGGTCATGTGTCAGAAATTAAGTGGACGTTGGATGGGTAGGTGGTGCAGATGTCAGTTACATTTACCAGGTTTGCTGAGACGATTCATTGTAAAGAGGATAAACGAGTAGTAAGCGTAACAGTGAAACTACTTCTTGAAGATTGCACAGGTACTGTTTATTTCACTGATATTCAGGCTCAGGAAGGTGATCGTCTAACTGGTTATACAATTAATACAGAAACGATGCTTCAAAAATACCGAGAGGGCGGTGTTATTGTTCCTGCTCGTTTTTATAACGGAGTGGTTCGTAGCGGAGAGACGGTTATCCTCTTCAATCTGGGTTCAACTTCCGCTGGTCTTGACTGTCATATCTATCCTATACAGAATATGGAAGCAGGCAGTATCCAATTGTCTCAAGGGGCAGGGGCGCATAGGGTAAAATTTAAAGAGGCTGCTAGCCCAGACGATACCTTTTCACTACTAGCATCAACCAGACAGTGTTTAAAGAATGGAAACCCAACTGATAAGGAAGGATTTTTTCAATATACAGCATCGGGTGATAGCAAACATGTGGTGAAGCTAGAGGACAGAAAATCAGCTCGGCTATTGTTCGAATTTCAAGAAATGCAGGAAGGAAGTGAGCGCCCTTGATTGATTACCTAAAAGGTAAGCGGTGCATGGTTTGGAGCTTCATGGGAAATGCCCGCATGTATCAGGCACTACGAGACTATGGTGATCGAATTGATACGGTGGGTATTTTCACTTTTGAAGTGGATATCACCGGGACCATAACAGAAACAGGAACAAGCATATCCAGTATGCTTACTTACATTAACCGCTGGCCTCATATCAAATGGCTGCTTACAATCATGAATCATGGTACGGCTTCTATTTTTACAGCCCTTAGAAATAATACCAATGGTGCAAAGGATAAATTTCTTACTGAGATTATTCGCATCATGAATAAGTATCCTTGGTGTGCTGGAGTGGATATAGACTTGGAACGTGGAGGTGGCTATGAAAACAAGGATGCTGCTAATGCTCTATTTCGAGACATATATAACACTGTCAAAGCCTATGATTCTTCGAAACTCGTAAATATTTGTCTACCAGGCATGACTGGAGTACAAGGATCGGTTGGTGGCGAAAACTGGTGTGTTTATGAAGACTTGAATCCCTATTGTGATACAGTAGCGATTATGAGTTATGGCATGGCATGGGCAGGCTCTGCACCGGGCCCGGTATCTCCCAGGGATTGGTTGGAAGGCATTTATGATTATGCAGTCCGGGTTATGACTCCTGAAAAAATATTTTTAGGACTGCCTGCATATGGTTGGAACTGGAGAATCCACGATACACCAGAAAATCTGGGCATCACTTATCGTGGGATTTCAAACACATATTATGCCGCACAGCTTTGGATGACAGGGGGATATAACTTTACAGATGATGGACCACCACAGCCCATGATTCCTATCATAGCGTATTGGGATGATTATGATAAGGTGCCTTGGGCCTTGCCACATGTGTATGACTACATGGAAGGCTGGGATGCAGTTTCAAGAACCTATCCTTTACTGGTTGAAACTTATAACCGACGCAGGTATTTGACTGCCTATAGCAAGCAGCAAAAAACTGAATTTGGCACGATATATGTAGATCGTAGTGGCGGAACTCCTGATAGCTATACTGGTAATGTATCGGTTTCTTCTCAAATGATAACACTTGGTGAAGAAGGTGAAGCCGAATACGAATTTGAAATTGCATCTGCTGGTATTTATGATGTAGCCATTCGCATCTCATTTCCCTTCTGGGATAAGAATAGTATTCATGTTTCACTTGACGGGACAAGTAAGGTATTTAGCGAGAATAGGCTGTGGTGGCCATACTGGCGAACAACTTGTTGGCTTTCTTTGGTTTCTGGTGTATTTCTTTCAGCTGGTACCCATACTGTCAGCGTTAGTGCCTCAGTACCAGGTGTGCAGTTCTATGGATTTCGAGTATGTTCGAGTTTTTCTGAAGAACTTTCTGCTGGAGAGGCAGAGTTTATGCTATCTCCTCGCAAATTTAAAGATGTGAACGGTTTAATGGCTGAACCCGATAAAGGTTTTAAATTGACCACTGAGGTGCTACGCAGAAAGCCTGATTCAGCACTAATTTGGTATGAAGACTTCAGAGATGACAATCCACTTCCCTCCAGCTACTGGACAGCACTAAGCGGCGAGTGGCAGATATGGCAAAATCAAAATGATCTCGCCAATCGTCCCTATTCGCAGCTTGACGGGTATGGCCAATTGGCGTGGAAGTATAGCGGGTTTTCAGATGTTCATTTGCGGGCAAGGTTGGCTTTTACTCCAGAGGGAAGTGGTCGTGCAGGCATTTTTTGTGGTAATGTCTTTTGCTGTTTAAACTTTAATACACAGCGTATTGAACTATATAATGGTTCTTCTCTAATCGGCAGTTATGCCACTGAAATCGTTAAAACGGCATCAGCAGATCTTCGCTCAAATCCAAGAATGTACACCATTGAAATGAGGATACGAGGAAACTCTGTGAGGGTTTATTCCGGAGCAAGCAATGTTTTGCGCTTTACAGCGACGCTTAGTGGTTTTTCAGGAGGGTATGCCGGGGTTCGGTCTGATGGACGTATTCTATGCGAATTACTTAGACTGGGAGATGCCTGGACTTATGAACCTTATGAAAGGTTTGATGTAACCTTCCCGGATGGAACCACAACTGAGTATGGGCGGCTGGCAAGAACCGGTGTAACATGGGATAGTGAGTTTCAGGTTTTCACAGTTAACAATGATGTGGAGGAAGCTTCTACACGAAACCAGGACATCTCTATGGATTATGATTTCTTCCATTCAGGCCTTTTGCCATTGGTCTGTGGAAATGATTATTCAGTAAAAATCGTGTCCAAGGACATCAATGTCTGGATTTCACGTTTGTTTCTTGGAGATGCTGACGGTTTTTCTATTCTTTATTATCAGGATGTAGACAGCCTTGTCTATTGGGCAAACGAAGCGGCATATCGGTGGAAACTTAGAGGAATTGCCATATGGTCTTTAGGACAGGAGGATATGAGGCTATGGGAGGCACTGCCTAAACAAATATAATTAACGATTCAGGAGTGTTTGCGAAAAATTGCAGGCACTCTTTTTGTATCTTCACCAATCACGAAGGAGGTAAAAATCATGAAGGAAATATGGAATTGGGTACAAGCTGCCCTTACAGCACTTGGTGGATTCTTGGGCTGGTTTTTAGGTGGTTTTGATGGTTTTTTATATGCATTAGTAGCATTGATGATAGCTGATTATATCACTGGTGTTATGTGTGCCATTGTTGATAAGAAGCTATCTAGTGAGATCGGATTTAGGGGCATCTTTAAGAAGGTGCTTATTTTTGTTTTGGTCGGAATTGGACATATGATTGACATAAACCTTATTGGAGATGGAAGCGTGCTCCGGACAGCCATTATCTTTTTCTACTGCTCCAATGAGGGAGTATCCATGCTAGAAAATGTTGGTCGACTAGGACTGCCAATACCAGAAAAGCTAAAAGATATTCTTGCACAGTTGCATAACAAAGGAGCATTCCTGTAAGGAAGAAAGATGACCTTTGAAAAAAGAGACACCCGGCAATACAATGGTAATGTGCTGATCCCACCAAGAAAGGCACAAAACCAAAGATTGAGGAGGCGTCTCTATAATGAAGAGTACACAAAACGAGAAGATTTTGCAAATCAAAAATGAAACTTTGGTAATTGGCATTGATATCGGCAAGGAAATCCACTACGCAAGAGCTTTTGACAATCGGGGGATCGAACTGGCGAAATTGCTCCGATTTAGCAACACTGCCCAGGGGTATGAATCCTTGGATGAGTGGATGCGTCAGATTATGGAGCAAAAGGCAAAAACTGAGGCGATAGTAGGCTTTGAGCCTACTGGGCACTATTGGTTCACGCTGGGAGATCACCTGCAGAATAAAGGCCATCGGCTGGGGATTGTAAACCCATTCCATGTTAAATGCACCCGGGAACTTGATGATAACAGCCAGACAAAAAATGACCGCAAGGATCCGAAGACAATCGCGATGCTGGTAAAGGACGGGCGCTACCGGGACGTATACATACCGGCAGACGTATATAGTGAACTACGGGAGGCTGTGGCAGAAAGGGAGCGTTTACAAGAACAACTCATTGCTTTAAGCAATCAAATTATACGGTGGCTCGATATTCGTTTTCCTGAGTTCAGTACCGTTTTTAAAGACTGGCGGGGGAAGACGGCGCTGGTAACATTAAAATCTTTGCCGACGCCAGCGCGAGTAATAGCGGCCGGGGCAGATGGTGTTATGAATCTGTGGAGTGAACACCTTAAAAAAAGCAGCAGGAAGAAGGCAGAGCAGCTAGCCAGTGTGGCAGCGAAGTCTATAGGGCGCACTGATGGCAGTAACGGCGCAGAAGCAGCCCTGGCGAACCTATTAGTGCAGTACGAACTGATATCTGGGCAGTTGGAAACGATAGAGCAATTGATGTATGAACTGTTGCTCAAGGTACCCCACGCGGGAAACCTGCTGGCAATCAAAGGAATTGGCATTGTGACGGCGGCCATCATCATCAGTGAGATCGGCGACATCAAGCGATTCCAAGATCCACGCCAAATATTAAAAATGGCCGGATTGAGCCTTAGAGAAAACAGTTCTGGGAAACACAAAGGAAAAACTACCATTAGCAAGCGCGGAAGAAGACGACTAAGGAAAGCTTTGTTTCAGGCCATAATCTCGATGTTGGCAACCAACGCCGAATTTAAGGTCATGCATCAAAACAACTTAACGCGAGAGAAGAATCCACTCGGTAAGCTGCAATCAGTTATCGCGCTATGCGGCAAACTGGTGCGTGTACTCTATGCACTGCTTACTAAAGGTTACGAGTACGATGTTGATAAAATGACTGACGACATGAACCGGTCGTTGAAGGCGGCGTAAGCCGGCCCGGAGACAAGCGTCAAACAGCGCCACAAAAGGTCTAGGAGCCGCACCGGACCAGAGAGTTATGAAGGCCAGGAAAAATCTCGAAGAAAATTCTCACAGTATGACCTTTGACAATGAAGAGCCGGGGGCAGTCAAGTTGAATTTTACCTTAAGGGCACTGACCCAGCGTGGGAGCATGATTGACGTTCCATCTCGAGGATAGGCAGGACGAAGGAATTAGGCACAACGATGCCGTAAGACATGGGAGGTTTGCCACCTGGAGCTGATGTGGAATCCCGACGGCCAAGACATAAAAAATCACGCGGCTTGTTTGCTATACCCACATTCATACAGCTACCGGAAAAAACGCACTATCACGAGAGATGGCTCTGAATTATTAAAATGAAATACTGCGATTTAATGAGAAAAGAGAAGATAACAAGAGTTTATTAAGGGAGGTAAGGAACAATGAATTTGAGAAAACTTATTCTAACTGAAAATGCGTGTTATAAGGCAGGCAGAAAGATTACACCGAAGGGCATAATGGTTCATAGTACTGGTGCAAATAATCCGTATCTTCGTAGATACGTTGGACCGGACGATGGCCAGTTGGGTGTAAACGAGTACAACAATCACTGGAATCAGGATAGACCAGGTGGAAGGCAAGTTTGTGTCCATGCATTCATTGGAAAGCTTAAGGATGGTTCAATTGCCACTTATCAAACCCTGCCATGGAACCATCGTGGATGGCATGCAGGTGGAAAGGCAAATGATACTCATATTGGTTTTGAAATCTGCGAGGACGGTTTGACCGATGCCTCGTATTTTAATGCAGTTTATAAGGAAGCGGTAGAACTGTGTGTGTATCTTTGCAAGCTCTATAACTTGACCGAAAAAGATGTTATTGGCCACTATGAAGGATATCAAAAAGGAATCGCAAGTAATCATGGAGATCCGAGAAACTGGTTTCCAAAGCATGGAAAAAGCATGGATACCTTCAGAGCGGATGTGAAAAAGCTATTAAGTGAAGGAGAGAAGCCTGCAGAACAGGAGAGAAAGAAATATTATCGTGTTCAAATCGGTGCCTATTCTGTAAAAGCCAATGCGGAAGCGCAACTTGCCAAAGCTAAGAAAGCTGGCTTTACCGATGCCTTTATTAAGTATGATTAACGAACAGCTAATTTTAATGACCCGAGGAGTGTAACAGCTCTTCGGGTCTTTTGCTTTTTTAGGGGTTCGAATCACCGAATTTTTTTGCATATAGGTGCAGGGTTCTCCCTGTAGAAATGGAGGTTGCCTATATGCAGATAACTAAAATTACAGATAAACAAGATCCACTAGCTATTCCTAAAAAGACACCTTTAAGTACTAAGAAGCTTCAAAGAGAGTTTGATTATTATAGAGCGGAAAAACTGCTGCGTCAAATGCTTGAAAAGGGTCTTGTTACAGAGGTAGAGTTTAACAAAATTATGCGTTTGAATCGCGAAACTTTCTCACCGTTATTAGCACAGATAATGCCCGATATTCCTTGATATACTGGGCACTCAGAGGTAATATGTCACATACCTTGAGGAGGTGAATGTGGTGAAAAAGGTAACAAAAATAAAAGAAACGAACAATCGGCTTCAAAAAAAGCTAAAACTGCGGGTGGCTGCTTATGCTAGGGTATCAACAGATAATACGGAACAGCTAATCAGCCTGGAAGCACAGAAGGTCCATTATGAAGCTTATATTAAAGCGAACCCAGACTGGGAATTTGTTGGCATTTATTTTGATGAGGGTATTTCAGGCACGAAGAAAGAGAATAGAACAGAACTACTTAGGCTTATTTCTGACTGTGAGAACAAGAAGATAGATTTTGTAATTACAAAATCTATCAGTCGATTTGCCAGAAATACAATAGACTGTTTAGAGATTGTAAGGAAGCTAACTGATCTTGGAGTGTTCATTTATTTTGAAAAAGAGAACATCAACACACAGTCTATGGAAAGTGAGCTTATGCTGACCATTCTAAGTAGCCTAGCAGAGAATGAATCTATCTCAATTTCTGAGAATAATAAATGGTCCATTCAAAAACGGTTTAGAAATGGAACCTACAAGCTTTCTTATCCTCCCTACGGTTATGATTATATAGATGGGCAGATTGTAGTGAATAAAAAACAGGCCGAGGTTGTTAAACGGATTTTTACAGATGCCTTAGCAGGTAAAGGAACGCAGAAAATTGCACAAGAATTAAACGATGAGGGTGTACGTACTAAAAAAGGCGGTCAATGGAGAGGAAGTACTATCCGAGGTATTTTACGGAATGAAAAATATACTGGAGATGTAATCCTTCAAAAAACATACACTGACGATAATTTCACTAGACGAACCAATAAGGGAGAGAAGGATCAGTTTCTTATCGAAAATAATCATGAGGCAATTATTAGTCATGAAGAGTTTAAGGCAGTGAATCTTGCAATCGAACAGCGAGGAAAAGAAAAAGGCATCAAGAGTGGCAATAGCAAGTATTTAAATCGCTATCCCCTTTCTGGAAAGATTCAATGTTCTGAATGCGGGAGTACTTTCAAGCGAAGAATCCATGGAACTAAGAACAATAAATATATTGCCTGGTGTTGCTCCAAACATATCACTAATATAGAGGAATGCTCCATGATTTACATTCGGGAGGATAGCATCCATCAAGGCTTTGTGACGATGATAAATAAGCTCATCTTTAGTCACAAAGTTGTTTTGAGGCCTTTGCTTCAGAAACTGAAACTCATGAATTATTCAGATAATCTGATTCGGGTTCAGGAAATTGAATCGAAGATGGAGAAAAATGCAGAGCAACTTCAGGTATTGATTAACCTCATGACAAAGGGATACTTGGAGCCTGCTCTTTTTAATAAGCAAAACAATGAGCTTCGCTCTGAAGCAGAGAAGCTGAAAGATCAAAAAGAAGCACTCTACCGTTTCATCAATGGTGGAATGGCTAAAATAACAGAATTAGAAAGACTTATCAAATATGTTTCAAAGTCAAAGAATATTGAAAGTTTTAACAAGGAAGTATTCGAGCAGTTTGTTGAAAAGATAGTTGCTTTTTCGCCAACAGAAATAGGCTTTAGCCTAAAGTGCGGCTTATTACTTAAGGAAAGGATGGAGAGATAGATGCCTCATGTACCATATGGATATACGATTCAAGATGGAAAAGCGGTGATTGACCAGCTACAAGCAGAGCAGCTAAAGAAGCTATTCAAAGCATATCTTTCAGGTCTTTCCTTGAAGGATGCGGCTAAGAAAGCTGGGATTGTTAGATATCATGCCACTATTGCGAATATGCTCACAAATAAGCGATACCTTGGGGATGACTATTATCCCAAGATTATTGATGAGGATACTTTTGAAAAGGTAGAGGCTGAAAAGTTAAGACGGGCACAAATGCTCGGCAGAATTTGGGAGCATAAACCAAAGGAAAATAGTATTAAGAAATACCAGTTCGCCATGCCAACACCGGATGAGCTTTATGATGACCCATTTAAACAAGCAGAATATGTTTATAGCCTTATAGAAAGCGAGGCGATTGATAATGACGATGAGTAGGAATGTAACAGTTATACCAGCACGAGCTCGTGTGGGTAATAACCAAGAAACTGAAAGTAAAACCAAACTTCGAGTGGCGGCTTACTGTAGAGTTTCAACTGATAGTGAAGAACAAGCCTCCAGTTATGAGGTTCAGATTGAACATTACACTTCCTACATTAAAGGGAACCCTGAATGGGAGCTGGCAGGAATTTATGCGGACGACGGGATTTCAGGAACCAATACTAAAAAGCGCGAAGAGTTTAACCGGATGATTGAAGCATGCATGGAAGGTAAAATTGACATGATCATTACCAAGTCCATTAGCCGTTTTGCCAGAAACACGCTGGATTGTTTGAAATACATCCGGCAGCTAAAGGATAAAAATATCCCTGTTTTCTTTGAGAAAGAGAACATCAATACTATGGATTCCAAGGGTGAAATCATGCTGACAATCATGGCTTCACTGGCCCAACAAGAAAGCCAGTCCTTAAGCCAAAACGTAAAGCTAGGCATTCAGTACCGCTTCCAACAAGGTGAAATTCAAGTCAACCACAACCGGTTTTTAGGATACACCAAAGACGAAAATAAAAGGCTTGTTATTGTTCCTGAAGAAGCCGAAGTGGTAAAGCGAATCTATCGAGAATACCTTGAAGGAGCAAGTCTCCTACAAATAGCAAGAGGCCTAGAAGCGGATGGTATTCTCACTGCAGCTAAAAAGCCTAAGTGGAGACCCGAGACGCTTAAGAAAATACTGCAGAATGAAAAGTATATAGGAGATGCCTTGCTTCAAAAGACTTACACCGTTGATTTTCTTTCCAAAAAGCGAGTAGTCAATAATGGAATCGTACCTCAGTACTATGTTGAGAACAGTCATGAACCTATCATCCCGCGTGGAATTTTCATGCAGGTGCAGGAAGAACTGGTAAGGCGGGCTAACCTTTATACTGGAAAGAATGGTAAGAAGCGAGTTTATAGCAGCAAGTACGCTCTGTCCAGTATTGTCTACTGCTCAGAATGTGGTGAAATATATAGAAGAGTCCACTGGAACAATCGAGGCTGCAGGTCTATTGTCTGGCGATGCGTCAGCCGCCTAGAGGAAAAAGGGTCTGATTGCACATCCCCTACAGTTAATGAGGAAGTGCTACAGGCAGCAGTTGTAAAAGCCATCAATGAGTTGCTGGCCAGTAAGGATACCTTTCTCTCCACTTTACAGGCCAATATCGAGACAGTTTTAAATGAAGAACACGACAAAATTACCAATGATATTGACGTCAAGCTGGAAGAACTGCAAAACGAACTTTTGCGGCTTGCCAATTCCAAAACAGATTATGAGGAAGTGGCGGAAGAGATATACCGTTTGCGGGAGCAGAAGCAAAATGCACTGGTTGAGAATGCAGATCGAGAAGGGAAAAGGCAACGAATCGCTGAAATGAGTGATTTCTTGAATGAGCAATCCTGCGAGTTAGAGGAGTATGATGAGCAATTAGTAAGGCGGCTTATAGAAAAAGTTACGGTATTTCATGATAAGTTCGCCGTTGAATTCAAATCAGGAGTCGAGATTGATGTAGAAGGGTAATCTTTAGAAAGAGAACAGAAGAATTATATTGGATTTTTAAAGATAATATGATATAATAAAACGACTTGGAGGTGGAAGAATGTATAACTT